CGCTTCAGGGCGATCTCCGCGGACCGTAGCGGATCCCCGCCGACGATCGCCTCGATCTGCGCCAGCGTCTTCGCGTCCTGCATCGCGACAGCGGCGTTCTCGGGTACGCTCAGGAAGGCGGACGTGCGCGGGCTCGCGCGGGTAGCGTGGTCGGCGGACAGCCGATCGGCTTTGCGCTGCGCGTCGGCCGTGTCCATGACCGAGGGCGGGACGTACTCCCCCGACATGCGCTGGATGGCTGCCGAGAGATTGCGCCGCTTCACCTCTTCGGTGGGGTTGCCGAACGACGCCTCGAACAGCGCCGCAGCCTTGGCGCTTTCGGCAGCCAGATCCGAAGGGGTGCCCAGCAGCTCGTTGGCCGGCAGCTTGTCCAGCCCGTAATCGGTGACCGGTGCGGAAGACGGGGTGGGAGGGGCTGAAGGTGCGGCCGGTGTTTTGGAGACGCCCAGCAGTTCGTCGGTCGACAGCTTGTCCAGCCCGTAATCGTTTGGCATTACCTGGATTCCTCGCGCAGAGCCCACAGTTCGAGAATTCGGGATTCAGAGATGCTCTTGCCGCTCTTCGCCGCAGCGGCTTTCGCCTGCTCGCGGAAATCAGGCGGGACCGGCTTTGTCTTGTACGCGGGTACGACGTTCGTGCCCCACCACGCCCCAGCCTGCTGCACTTCTCGCGTGGCACCGAAGATGATCTCGCCCTGCTGTTGCTTGTCCGGTATCTTGCCTGGGTTCTGTAGTTTCCAGTCAGTCAACCCCTCGGTCACAAGCCCGTAGAACCGTTGCTTCTGCCGCATCTCCGCCTCGCCGGTGATCTTCTTCAGCGAGTCCGGTAGGACTTCATCTATCGCCGCCTTCTCGATCTTGAAGCGCCCGGCCTCGGTGTTCATGTGGTTGCGCACCGCCACCACTTTCGCGGTAAGCTGCGGCCCGAGGATCGGCAGGTACGCCCCCTGCAGGTGGCCGTCGGTGTATGCCATCAGCGTCTCGGGCGAGTCCATCAGGTTTTGGAATGCGATCAGGACTTCAGGGTCTTCCATCTTCTTGCGCTCGGCGCGGTCATGCTGCGACTGCCCGAACTGCAGCGTGGCCTTCGCGTGAGAGTCCATGTAGTCGAGCAGCTTGACTTGGACCTCGGGCTTCGCGTTTATGAACGCGGGGCTCTTCACCACGGCGGCCTTCGCGGCGAACGACGCACCCCCGTCGTGGAATCCGATCATCATAGGCGCGGCACCCTCGGCGTCTTCCTTCGCTTTCAGGGCGACGTAGTGCTCGAATTGGCCCCTCGCGGTCTCGACAGCGTCTTTGTTGCCGGCGCCTTTCTTGCGGAAGTAGTCATACGCTTCGGCGGGTTTCATGTTCTTCGCGAGCGCTTCGTCGACCCACTGGCCCGCGACATCATAGTCCGACTGGGTCTTCACCATGCCAGAGAAATGCTCCACCTGCTGCGACGTCATCCAAGGTTTTGCGTCGGCGAGCAGGTCCTTCGCGGCGCCAGACTGGCCCGCGGCCAGAAGCTGCTTGATTCCGGCGGAGTACACGGGTCCCAGCGCGTCACGGCGCAGCGCTTCGGCACTGGCACTGTCGAGCTGCTGCCTCTGGATCTCCGCCTCGACCACCGGCAGCACCGCGCTGACACCGTCGGCGAAGGCGCCCAGCTCGGCTGTCTTGACAGCGTTGCTCACGGCGCCATTAAAGGCCTGAACGTGAAACGTCTCCGTCTCTTTCGCCGCGTGCCGGTACGTGCCCTGAGTGAAGCTGCGCACGACGGCGCTGGCCCGCTGGTCGAACTTGCTCTGGCCGCCGGTGCTCTTGATCGTGGTGCGCAGCCGCTCGGCTTCGGCCTTGAGCTGGGCCGGGTACTCGCTCGTAATCTTGCCGTCGATGACCCCCTTGCCCTGCAGCTTGGTGAACCCGTTCTCGCCGTAGGTGAGGTCGAGCTGCTTGTTCTGGAGTTGGTTCAGCGCATCAAGCGCGACCGTCTCGTCGAGCTTCTCCGCCTCGGCCTGCATCATCTCGCCGATGCCGGAGATCACACGGCCGGTGGCGAGGTCCGGCGTCTCGCGAACCGCGTCGACCTGCGTCAGGCCCCGCGTCGGGGTCGGATTACCGGTGGGGTAGTCGGGGGCGGAAGGGAGGCGGGGCATCAGAAGTCCCACTCATCTGGGTTGTTGCCGCGGGGGTACTCGCTGCCAGGAGCTGCGCTCGGCGCGAACTGCCCCGCCATGCTCATGCCCGCTTTTGCGAAGGCGCCCAGCATCGTCGCGTTGGCCGCCTTGTTCGCGGCCTTGATCTCGGCGCGCCCTTGCTGGTTCGCCTCGTACACGCCGACGTCACCCTTGTAGCGCAGCCCCTTGCCGCGTTCGGTACCCTCGTACAGGGAGAACCCTGCATCCTTCTCGCCTTCCTCGATCAGCCCGCTCGCAATCGTCTCGTCCAGCGGGCCACCTCCGGAAGCTGCCGCGATCGCCTGTGCGCGGGACAGCATCAGGGTCGCCTTGCGCCTCTTGGCCTCGGCCTCGTGCTGGCTCGAGGCTTCGGCCTGGCCGGCTGCGTAGTCGGTCTGCTGCTTGTTGATGAGCGCCACACGGCGTGCGTTCTCGGCGTTGGCCTTCGCAGCGTCGCGCATGCTGTCCGCTTGTGACATGCCCCCGAGGATAGTCGCGGCCGCAGAGATGTAGGGGAGTGCCGCTGCCATGAATGCCATGTCAGTTCCTCACTAGGATGTCGCCGTGGGGGCCTACCATGCCGGTGGGCTTGAAGCCCAGCTTGGCGAGGAGGTACCCAGACGTGGGTTCGGCTGGACAGGCGAACGCGTAAGCGGCGCGACCGAGATCGTCCACCATCTTCATAATCAGCCTGCATGTTTTCGCGATAGCTTTCTTGTGTGGCCGCATGGTGTCTTTCATCTCACTGAAGACTATCGGTTTCCCGTCTTCATAGTATATCCCAGCCAGGCCCGCGATGTCGCCATTTAGCTCAACCACGTACCCCTTGAACGAGTAGAGCGGGTCGCCTTTGTAGAACGCGATCGCGTCTGCATGTGTAGCGCGACGTATGACCGGATTACTTGACATGGCCGGCTCCTACGATCACGGCCGCCAGCACCGTGGCAGCCCGGGGCGATGCCGCCTCGAGGCACAGACGGGTGTCGGTGTCCCATTTCCCGTTGAGCGGGATCGAGTCTTCCGAGTATGTCGAGTGGATCACGTCGCCCCCAACCAACGTACCCCGCTCGATCAGCGGCAGGTCGTACAGGTGGTCGAAATCCTGACCGAACCGCAGGCCCTGGCAGTGCGTGTCCTGCAGCACCAGCCCCACGTGGTCGAGCCGCTGACGCTGGGTCAAGGGCTGGCCTGTGGCCACCCCGAGGGCGAGCTTCGCACTCTTGAACCGCGCGGTGTAGGCGAGCCCCACGTAGGCGGTGGTGGCGGCCTCTGAAATTGTAATTTGCCCGCCCGACACAGTGTAAGTACCGAGGTCTTTCGTGTTGGCCCACACGACGACGGACTCCCCCTCGAGGTGCGACAGGCCTGTGATCGTGGTGCTCGACGCTCCGGTCCAGATGTAAGTAGAGTCGGACAGGATTGACAATGCGTCGTTCTGCGCTTCGCTCTCGAGGGCCCACTTCTCGAGGTACCGCTTGGTGTTGCCGTTGATCGTGCGGTTGACGTAGTAGTAGACCTCGTCCTCAACCGAGCCGGGCAGGACCACCACGTCTTCGACGGTGCCGTCGGTCTCGTACAGGACCCAGCAGGTCACCTTCTCGAGGCGGTCGAATATCAGGATCGCGACCTTGCCGTCGGACCTCACGCAGTGGATACGCGTGTCGGGCTGGCGCTGCACCGCGACTCGGACGAACGCCGGGCGCCCGATCTCCGGCACGATGGCGGTCAGGTCGTCGCTCACGTAGTTGTAGACACCTCCGTCGAGGGTCATCTCGTAGACCCGCGAGCCGCCGCGGTTGACGAAGATGCCGCCAGCATCGACCTTGAGTGCGCGCAGATTGGCGCTGCCCAAAGTGCTGGCAGGCTTCAGCGAAAACTGGGTTGGTGTCAGAGGCTCGTCCAGGGTGCTGGACTTCGCGACCAGCTCAGCCCCCTGCGTGCCCACCAGCAGGTGCGCGAGAGGCAGCAGCCAGTTGATCTTGTCGACAGGCCCTGAGCCCACGCTGCGTTTGATCGGTCCACTGTCGCCCTCGACACCGTCGTCGAAACTCTCGAACGCGTCCGACACCGACAGGTTGATCGAGTCTTTTCCAGCCCAGCACAAGCGGCCGTCGTGCAGTGCTACCGACGAGGGCCACCCTCGTCGGTCCGACCACTGCCCCTCCCACCAGTCCGCCGTGGCGGCCGTCCCGCCGAACGGGTCCAACACGTCGATGCTGACCACGGTGCTGCTCGTGTAGCCCGTGACGATCCCCACCCCTTGGATCGAGCCTGCGGAGTACGACAGCTGCATGCCGCGGGTGCCCGACGTGTAGTCCCCGACCTTGACATAGAGCCTGTAGTAGATGATCTGGTTGTCGAGCGTGTCGTCATACGTGGTCGTCTGGTTGACCCCGTACGTCGTGACGTCGGTCCAGTCGCCTGGCTCGCTAACGGATCGCTGCAGGGTCGCGGTACCGACCCCGGTGCCTGAGATAATTACCGAAAAGACGCGACCGTTGTCAATACCAGTCACCCGGATAGGGTCCGTTGCAGTGTCTTCGGCGACAGCGGCAGCGTTAACAGTTTGTCCCGCGGACTCGAGCCGGAAGAGGCTCCCGACGTTGGTCGACTTGAAGTACGGCTTCGAGGCTGTCAGGGTTGTGCTGCCGGAGATGGCGCCGACAGCCATCGTCGTGGCGGTCACGTTCTGGTTGCGGAACGGCCCGTCTTCGGCGATGTACTTGACCAACGACCACGAGCGAGTGCCCCACCGCTCGATCCGCATCTGGCGGTGCGCGCCGTCGCACACGAAGATCACATCGCCAGACTGCTCGAACCGGATGTTCTGCAAGTCGCCAGCTTCCCACGGGGAGGTCAGCACCATGGCCCCCGCGGCTTCGACCGCTACCGAGTCGATCAGGACCGCGGTGTTGTCGTTTGCTTGCAGCCGAATCCAGAAGTTGCCTGTCGGGGTAAACGCGAGAGAGTGATACCCCTCGCGGAGCACAATGCTAGACAGGTACGTCTCGGCCCCGATTGTCGACCCGACCTTGAGGACTGCGGTGCCGCGGGCGACACGGATCGCGAGCGCGTGTTCGACGTTCTGGTCGGCTCCCGCTACCGTGACCTCCTGGTCGCGTATCGCCGCGGCGGTGCCGTTGCCAAGCAACGACAGGTATCCGCCCGTGAGCCACGCTGACACGCCGCCCGATTCGTCGCTGTCAGTCCATCCGGTGACGTTGCTGTCGAACGTGCCGTTGGTGATAGCGGTCGACACGCTTGGTCTGACAATCGCCACCCCGGAGAGGTTGACACGCATCGCTGAGTCGGTCAGCTCGATGATCGCCGTGTCGTCTGTCGCGAACACGAATGGGATGTGCACCGCCGCCGCGTCGTTGCGGCCTGACTGGTAGTACGTAGTGCCTGGCCTCAACATCATGGGGCCCAGCACGCGGGGCATCCAGTTGGTCTGGGTCTCGGCCGATAGGGCGGTGCGCTTCAGGTCGCCACGCGCGAGCGCGAGGGGCGAGATCAGCCCCCGGTTGAATCCGAACAGGGTGTTGGTGTCGCGGCCCATGTCAGTCGATCAGCTGACTGCGGTTGCCACGATCGCTAACGCTGCGACCGCGCCGGGCCTGGACCCACGAGCCCGGGGGCGGGAACGTGGTCGGGCTCTCCATCGCGTCGCTGCTGGCCGCCTCGGTCCGGTACTTCTTCGCTAGCTTGTAGACCTTCGCCCACTTGTCCTCGTCCTGGGTGAGCGTCTCGACGATCTTGCTGGCGAGGTATGACTGGACGAACAGGTTGAACTCTTCGGGCCACAGGCTCAGGTCCCCGCCGTAGCTCGCGCCGTTGCTGACGTATGACACGTAGATCGGGTCAACGTCGGCGAACCAGTACGCGCCCTCGGTTTGGTACGAGAGCAGCGGCACGTTCAGGTACGGATCGGAGCAGAGTGCTGTGGTGCGGATCAGGTCCGTTGGAATGTCGAACGCTTTGACATACCCGAACGGCGGAGAGACGGAGGTGGACGACGCGATCTCGACCGTGCGTTTCGCGAACTTCCACTGGCCCGCGCCGAGACAGTAGTCTACGGCGCCGTCGGCCCATTCATCGTCGAGGAGATGACGACCTTGCTGATTTTCTGACAGGGATGCCAGCTTGCGTTCCCCGCACATGCGGAGGGCGCCATTAAAAACGGCAAGTTTCGTCGCCATACGTTACCCCAAATTTTCAGCGTCCAGTTTGGCGAGCGCGGCTTCAGCTTCGTCGCGGGTAGCGCCCTTCTCGAACACGACCTTCTTGTCGGACTTGCGAACGACCGACCACCCTGCGCCGCCGCGGTGCTTGATCTCGTACGGATCGCCATCGTCGGCCTTGGCCGGTGTGTCGAACACGTTCGAGCGGAGCACCACGACCTTGGCGTCATTCGCGCTGGCGGAGCGAACGAACAGCTCTGCGAACCACGCGTTGCCGGCGTCGGTCACTTCGATTCGATCCCCTTGCTTCAGGGTCTTTGAGACATGGGCCCAGTATTCCGGCTGCAGCATATCGTTCAGAGTCGTACCGGGTTCCGGCTGGGCTGACCATACCGTGCGGATAAATTCAGAGGGTTTGAGTCGATTCTGCAGGAGGTTCACTTGGTCCCTTTCGTAAGAAGACCCCAGGCAACCGGCGGGTCGCCTGGGGTGGTACGGCGAACTAGGTATTAGTCGCCGGAGGTGCCGCCGGAGCCAACTTCGACGCCGACAGAGAGGTTGACCGCTCCGGGGTACGTCGAGGAGACGGTCATTACGACGTGGCCCGTCACGACAACGGCCGCGGGGGTCGAGATGTCGTAGTGGTAGACCATGTCGCCCACGCGCATGCCGCGCGAGCCGCCGTCGGTGATGAAGCTGGCGGCATCGACGTCGCCGGTGACGGAGGCGGAGCGGTGAACCCAGGTCTGGCCTGCGCCAGTCAGAGGAGCGCCAGAGACGAGCGAGAGAGTTGCGGAATCGTAAGCCATGTGATTTCCTTTCAGATTTGGAACGTGTTGGACTTGGATCGGTTGACTGACGACAGGCAGACGCGAAGATTTTCAGGCACGTGCAGCCCCGACACGAACTCTCCTTGCAGCGGGATGTAGTGGTCAACATCGACCTCAAGTCCTGCGGCTCGGAACTCGGCGGCATCTTGGTAGACTACCTTGATGGCGTCGAGATCGGCCCATGCTGGGGTGCGTTGCATCTCCGCCGCGCGGCGCTTGGCGCCGTAGAACGAAGAGTGTATCCGGGTTTCTTCACGGTGCGCTTCCCGCCACTGCCTGACACGCTGCGTTTCTCGCGCGGGGTTGCGCAAGGCTCTCTGCGCGGCTGTGTGGCCCGCCGCTTTCTCAGGGTTAGCTTCGCGCCACGCACGGTTGTACGCGTTGCGTCTATCCTTGTTGGCCTTGTCCCACGCTTTGCCACGGGCTTTTGAGGGCTCGGGGTTCGCGTGGTATCTGGCGAGGGCTTGCTCCGCACGACATACGCTGCAGCTGCGGTCGGACGCAAACCGTTCCGCCACGTGACCGCGCTTGCAGGCTACCCCCGTGAAATACCGGGGGGCCCCTGTTTGCTTGGCTTCTGTGAGCGAAACGATCTTCATGCCGTCATTCTACCTGATATTACTGAGCGGCGAACGCGCTGCCGTCGTGAACGATCTTGACGACGCCCGAATTCTGGAGGAGTTTCGACCCCATGAACGCGGTGGCACGGCAGAAACTGTAGTCCTGCTCTTCGTCGTAGCCGACAGCGGTCTGAATGG